TACTAACCCCCCAACATATTGAACGTGTAAGAGCCCTAATACAGGACTCTATGACCGACACTATCTACCAAGATGAGATAATATGGAGAACACGCGAAGGGGTAGATAGATGGAAGGAAGACCACTTACCTCTTGCTAAAGTGGATAAAACCCTAAAAGGACTTTATTCATATAATTACTTCAGGCAATGGCAAATCAACGTAGATACTATTTCAGGTACTCTTGATAAAGTAACTGAGGCCATCCTATTTAGTAGAAAGTACCTTGCAGAACAGGGCTTAATACGAGAAGATGGTTCGGTTATATTCGATGCTGGAGAGGATGAATTCTATGTAAGGGGTAGATGGTATAAGATTGTGGGGGATAGTGACATATCTCAATTACCCAATGTACCTTTACTTTACATGATTGTATTACAACGCCAGGAACAACAATCAGGAAAACCCTTTAAGTCTGTACCTGCAGGTTTAATTACCCGAAACATAGTTTCACAATTATGGCCCTTAGATACACTTCTTCCAAGTAGGAAAACACACCAAACCAATCTAACTACTAATCTAATTACCCAAAACTCTGTATCAAATGAAGTCAGCGAATAATGTCATAGGTCGTGTATACATGAAGATAACCCATAAAGATGGGAGCTCTACAAGCAAGATTCTTAAGAATACTTGTACCAATCTTTTAAAGGTGGCTATGGCTACAGCACTTAGTCAAGGCACAATTTTACCCATTACTAAATTAGGAATCGGAAAAGGTCTTTCAGTTACAACCGTAGAAATGACGGCCATGGAAGATTTTTTAGGAGAGGTAACGATAGGCACCACAGAACTTATAGGTACAGGTATGAGCTTCAAATTTGCCGAGTTAGGTTATGATGCTCTAGTAGGAGAAACACTTTCGGAACTGGGTCTTCTGAATGAATCCGATGAATTAATGGCTAGAGTAATTGATATGAACCCCATAATCAAAACAAATACCATCAGAATAGAATATAACTGGGTTGTAAACATAATCTGATGGTAGCCAACGTTGGTAGACTTAATAAACACTTAGCAGGCTCCGGGCAGGATAAAGTTCTTCAAATTAAACCCTACGGAGATTGGACTAAGGTATTAAGAAACATTGAGGATTTACCCAAAGACGTATTAACGGGGTATATAAGAGCCCAAGAAACAGCTCTGAATAGACTGGTTAAAATTGTTAAGGGCCACATATATTCCCAAGACTTACCCGGATTTTCCAAAAAGAAGAAAAGAGTAGGTAGGCATCTTATAGATACCTCTTCCTATGTTACCTCCATCAAAACTTGGAGAGAGAACTTTACTTATTATGCCGGAGTAAAGAGTGGTGTAAATGAACCCAAGAGCAAAATTCAAATAACTAAGTTAGCCCACATGCTCGAGTTTGGAACAAAGAAGATGCAAGCTATGCCCGTATGGGGTCCTTCATGGAAAGAATTTGGGGGTATAAAAGAACTAGAAAGAATTGTCACCGAGGCAATTTATAACCGTTTTAGAACAAGAGGATGGTAGAGTTAATACAAGTAGAAGAGAGAATACAGCGAAGTATCTATGAAGCTATCCGAGTAGAATTAGTTGCTCGTGGGTATTTACCGGATATCTCAGATAACTTACTTTATCCGAATACAAAAGCAGGGCAAGAGGCATTCCAACAAGCAATGTCTGATATTACCGATGCAAGGGGATTTTGCGTAGAGCTTTTCAGTACAGGAGCTCTCAAAGCACGAGGCCTTAAGAAAGTACCAAGAATTGTGATTCAAAAAGGAAGACTCCTACCCGGTGATATAGGTAGTTCGGTTGGTAACTCTTATCAACCTGATGGAGCAGGGGGTTTTATAAAAGTAGAACTACCACCTCATTCTACTAATATGTTTCTATCTATACACTTGGTATCAAATGAAGAGGGCCAGGATAGAGTAATGAATAACGTTATTGGTAACGCTATATCAGTAAGGAGATACTTGCCCCTACTAGATGCAGTAGAATTCACAGACCGATTCCTTATTCTGCAAGTGGGTTACAATGAGAATAATGACATGGATGAGGGTATCATGGAGAGAATATATGAGTTTTCTGTACCTGACCTATATATCACCGAGAAAAAAGAAGTGGGCATTATATCAGCTATTACAGAGATAACCCTAGAACAATCCAACATACCCAACACAGATTCAATCCAAAGCACAACCCCAAACCCTTAATTAATATCCATTTACTAAACTAAACCCCATAAAAGAATGAACACTCCAAATTTCACTTTTTCCGAGCAGAACAATACCCTAGGGGTATCTGCGATAGCTAAAGGAATCAGTGGTTATATCGGAAGATTCAAGAGAGGGCCCATCAATCAACCTGACGTAGTAATCTACGGTTGGGAGCAATTTGAAAAGCTCTTTGGAGGATTTGTCCAAGACACCACTGACCCTTTATTAGTTTATCGAGCTCTTGATGCAGGAGCTAACCTACGAATCAGTAGAGTTGCCCATTACACAGATTTAACGGATGCCGATACCCTAACTGCTGACAAAGCCGCCTTAGGAACCTGCATCTTAATGATGATAGATAGGGACACAGCCTCAGGTTCAGTCTTTAGTGCTACATTGACGGGTAATCCCGTAAGTGCTATGTACGTAGATTCCCACTTGAATTATATGACTGCAATTGCAAATGCCTTTACTTTACCGGGTTTAACGGAAGGTAAATTATTTTATGTGGGTTCTGATTTGAGAGGTATTGCTATCTGCCAAATAAATTCTAACTTCCAATTAAACCTAGTTGCACCTATATTTGCGGGTACAGTAGATGGCCCAAATGTTGGAGCCTCAGCTTCAATTGAAGTTGTAGCACCTTTACTAGTGGGTAGTTCTTACGAGGTTAAAAACGCCACAGCCGGTTTACCCCTTATTGGACAATACACTAGCCTTTTGGGTGATGATGTGGATGACGTTATCGCGGGTTTAATTGCTAGTGACTCATCAGGAAATTATGCTCTATCTGCCGGAGTATCTCCGAACCTGATAATTACAGGCCTTGCTTCTTTGGGAGCTACAATCAATAACAATTGGGGTTCTATATACCGATGGGCTCCTGAAGTATATGAGGTATTACCCCAAGTATTGTACACAATTGGAGTAGGAGGTTTATTTGGAGAGAACGTATCAATGGTAGTAGATGGCTTACAAATTGGACAATTTACGATTAGTTCAACCCCTATTCAAACTTCAATTCTCCTAGGGCTAAATGCTGGAAATGAGGGCTTCTTCTCACAATATGCAGGCCAAGGGATAATTAAGATAATTGCACCAGAAGGTTCAGGCACACAATACAATAATCTAATCGTAGAGTTTGTAACTACAGGTGTATTTGCGATGGCTAATCCCCTTGAGGAGTTTACGGGAGGTGTAGACTTTCAAATGGGTAATTCCAATACAGCTTCGGGTCCTTTTTTAGGGGGCGTTAATGGAGGTGTTGGAAATCCTGTTGTAACTCAATCTACCAGTATAGGTATAGCCGATGCTCTGGGAAGAACCCTATTTAACTTAGTACCTAAGTATGCGGGGGCTGATTACAACAACCTGAAAATAAGAATAACGGATGCAAATAACAACAACCCGAACTTTTTTAACCTATTTATTGACCACATTACGGACCCAAGCCTGAGTGAGCAATATCTTAATTTAACTATTTCGGGCTTTCCAAATATTAGCGATTCTAATTTTCTATCGGGTATTGTGAATTATTCTCAGATAGTTGATGTGGAGTATTTGGACTTATCGGTATTAATTGACCAAATTACCTACCCGATATTACGGCCTTTACGCATTACAGCCTTTATGATGGGTGGTGATGATGGAGACGCCCTAACTGTAAATGATTATATCGGAAACACTAACTCACAATCAGGCTTCCATACTTTCAATGCGTACTCTGATATGATGCAGTTCTGTGCTGGAGAGCAACAATCAATTGAACTACATGAAGCCGGAGCTGAGTATGCGCAACAAATGAAGTCAATAGTTTACCTGGGTCATATTGATTCCGGTTTAACCTTTATTCAAATGATTGCTCTTATGGAGGCTTCATCCATTGATACATCGTATGCGGCCTTCTATACAGGCTCTCTAAAAGTGAAACACCCATCAACGGGGGCTACATTAGTAATATCTGAAATAGGGGATATTCTAGGAGCCTTTGCAAGGTCTGATGCAGAATTTGGAGAATGGGCAGCAGTATATAATGAAACGCGAGGATTGATTAGCAAAACAATCGGAGTATTCCAAAACTTCGGAGGCCCCGGAAATTATGAGAAGTTAAATGCCTTAGCCAATAACCGAATCAATGCCGTTATTACGGAAAACGGAAAAACAATGATTTGGGGTAATGCCACTGCCGAGAGAACAACCTCTGTAACCAACTTCCTAAATATTCGCAGGCTGGGTTTATTGATTAAAAAAGAACTAAGCCCCGTAATGAAAAGCTACCTCTCAGAACCCAATGATGTTCCAACATGGATGGCTATCTACGTAAGAGTAAAACCTTACCTTGATGGACTAGTTCAAAAAAGAGCTCTTTATGAATACAACTGGCAAGGTGACCAATTTGCTGCCAGCCTGAACAATCTAACTGTTAATGACCCGATTCAAGTTCAATTGGGTAAGTACAAAGCCAAGTTATCTTGCTCACCAATTCCGGGCATGAATGACTTTAGTTTAATCCTAAGCTACGATTTTGTAGAAGGTACTTTTGATGTTGAAACCGCTTAAATTATAAAACTATGCCTGCATATATTGAAAACCCAAGGAAGAATTTTAATTTCTCGGCTATATTCTCTGGACTTCCCTTGAACCCCTTTTTGATTCAAGAATTTGACTTACCCTCTTTTGACATAGACGTGGTAGCTCATGGAGACACTAACCATGATATTAAAACCGGAGGTCGAATAAAATTCGATGCCGTTAAAATGAAGAAGCTGATGGTTGCCACCGGCCCTGATACCTGGCTTTACACCTGGTTAATCCTAATACAGGACGTGCTTACAGGTGGAGGTCAGTTACCTATGATATACAAGAGAAGCCTGACAGTCTTTGAATACAGCAATGATAACTCTACTCCTATCAATACCTGGTTACTTGAAGGTTGCTGGCCCAATAAGCTCGATGCAATTCAACTTCGTCGTCTAGGTTCCGAGAATACCATGGAGTCACTTGAACTACAAGTTGACAAAATCTTCAAATTATAACCCGAGTAAACCCAAAAGTAAAACCCTCCCTAAAAAGGGGGTTTTCTTGTATTGTGACTTCTGTAAATCGTATTCTCTATCAATAAGACAGAGATAAATGCTAGAAGCACGATTAAAAGAACCCTGCTATAAGAATCTAAACACTATTAATATGAATGCAAAGATGGAAGTAATAGACATGAATACAACCACCTTCACCACACCCTCTCTATTCAAAGTAACGATAAGAGAAACCAACGGAGAAGATGAGGCTAATTTATCAAGGGTAAGAGATTCCCGAGATATTACACGACTTGCAAGATTCCTGGCCAGTCTGATAACTGAATATTATAACCCCCACACTGGAGAAACAACAAAAAATCCGGGTTATGAAGAAATTATGGCCTGGAGATTAGCCGACAAGTATTACACGATATATAAAAGTCGTATGTTCTCCTTGGGTGAAGACCTCCTTTTCACATATACATTTCCCAAGGCTAAGAAGTCAACTAATCTTACTCAGGACTTAAAGGAGTTTGATAGAGATTTATCAGAACCAGGATTAACACAGGTAGAGAACATGGCCAGTCCGGTATTATTCCCCGGGGATTTTAAAAGAAGCCTTACCCTAAAAAGCGGTAAAATTCTTAGGTACACTTTCTTGAATAGTTCTGGTGAGAAAAATACCTTCGAGAAAGATATTAATGAGGTATCGAGAGCAACAGAAGAATTAATGTGTCGGTTTTTAGAGTATTACCACGAACCAGAATCCAAGTGGTATACAGTGGAGAACTTTAGAATGTTCTCATCTAGGGATATGACCGAGATTAGGAGCGATATCAAAACCAATGATATTAACTTTCAACCCGAGGTAATGATAATGAACTCTGATGGAACTTTAGCGGATTCAGTCAATATGCTATTAGTGCCCGATTTTTTCTACCCCGAGGAAACATTGTAAACCAAATATGGTATCTACAAAAAGCAGGGGTAAGATTTTCAGAAAAAGAATTCTATTCAATGCCTACACGTAGATTAAGAGCTTACATAGCTCTTGAAATGGAGTACTCGGAAAAAACTAAGGACGGTAAAGAATTTTTAATCCAAGGTATTTTATGATAGGCATAGGGTCACTAAGCAGGCTTAATATTGGTATTGCTGTCTCGTTAAGGGATAACTTTACCAATAGAGCGCGTACAATAAGAAATGAGCTGGGCCTCCTTTATGGAGATGCAGATAGGGTAATGCGAAATAACAAGGCAGCCTTATCAACCCTAGCTAATGGGGCAATGCTTATGGGTGTGGGTATGTCCTACTTCACGTTTTCAGCGGTTAAAAAATTAGCCAACTTCGAGAAGTCTGCCTCATCCATGAAGGCCGCTATTGGAACTGATATGGATTTAGCCTTCGATAAACTCGAAAAAAGGATAAAGGACGTAGCCGTTGCAGGTAGGTATTCTCTTGAAGAAATAGCAAATGCGGGTACTCAAATAGCCAAAGCAGGTTTCAAAGCTTCTGACGTATATAATATGATTGGAGCTGCATCCGACTTAGGTACAGCAGGTGATATACCCATTGTAACCGCAGCAGATGCTCTTGGAAGAGTTTTGAACACCTATGACATGGCTGCAGGCTCTGCGGACAGGGTAGCAGATAAGATATCAATTGCAGCCAACAAATCCTCTGCTAGTGTAGAATCTCTACTTGAATCCTTAAAATATTCGGGTGATGTATTGAAGATGACTAATGTACCTTTTGAGGATGCCTTAGCCATCTTTGCTCGTTTGGGTTCAGCAGGTTTAAGGGGCTCTATTGCAGGTACTTCGGTTGCTAATATGCTAAGGTATCTTAATAAGGCTACCACAGATATGGCAACTGGTAAACAGGATAAAGCCTTAGACAAGTTAGGCCTGGGTCGAAGTGACTTACTGGATGACAATGGAAACCTGAAACAATTGATAGGTAAAGGAGGTCAAAAGGGCCTCTTAGATATCTTGGGTGAGAAACTAGCTAAAGTATCCCCTAACGAAGCTGCAGGTATTTCAGAGGCCTTAATGGGAGTAAGGGGTAATAGAGGATTTATACCTCTAATGGAAATTACGCAGAATGTAAGAAGCCTTAAAGACCTACATCAGATAATATCCGAGGGCCCCCCGGGTAGTGCTAAGATGTTCTCAGAACAATTAATGGATAACC